CAAGCTGGACAAGCTCGAAATCATCCTGGATTGCGACCCGCGCAACGTCACCGACCGCGGACAGGAGCAGCCCGCCGGAACCGAGGAACGAACGCCCAGCGCGAAGCCGGCGGTGGGAGCGCCAAAGGGCCAGGGCCTGAGCGGTACGCCCGGCCAAGGAATGACCGCGGAGGAAGTTCGCCACCAGGCCGGGCAGCTCGCGAGCGCGGCCGACCATTTGACCGCCCAGGCGTTAAGGCATGGATCACGGCGATGGGAATCCAGCTCCCGGCTGTATGTGAACTAGGTGGTAAAAGCTGGTAGAAAGAAAACCCAAGGGCTCTCGTTGCCACAGCTTAGAGGAATTCGGCGGGCGGTAATCCTGGTATTTCCTGGTATCGAAGGAGATTCATGAACGGCGATCCGAAGGTCATTGGTGTCCTGCAACAGGCGGCCTCCATGGAGGCGCGGCTGAACGTCCAGTATCACCTGGACAAGCGCGACCTGCGCTACCGCGGCCTCAAGAAGCTGGCCGACAAATATTGCGGCTTCGGCGAAGACGCGGAGTCGTATCTCAAGGAAATCACGGACCGGATCTTCTTCCTCGGAGCCGACCCGGCCTACGGCGCCGCGAACGCCGCCACGCGGGCGACCCTCACGGACATCCTGCAGAAGGCCCTGGACGCCGAGACGGCCATCGTGGACGCCTACAACGGCTATGCGGTGCTGGCGCTCGAAGCCAAGGACGACAACACGCGCAACAAGTTCGAGCACTGGATCAAGTGGCATGAGGACGATCACATCGATTGGCTCGAGCGCCAGCTCGCCCAGATCGCGCTGATGGGCGAAACCGAATACGTCAAGGTCCAGCTCGGACTGAACTAGCGGACGGAACAACATGAGCGATCTCAAAACGGGGCGCCGAACGGCGCCGGAAGAGCTCGGAGCGATCGGCGTGAAGCATACGGCCGTCGACAAGGACGGCGCCTGGGACGCCGGCGCGAACCTGAAGCGGCTGGGCGACAAGCCCACCAAGGAAGCGCTGCGCGCCATGCACGCCTGGGTGGACCCGTCCAAGGATCCGGAAACCAAGGACGCCTACAAGCTGCCGCACCACAACGTGTCCGCGGACGGAACCGTGGGCGCGGCCAACATGAAGGGCGTCGCCTCTGCCATGGGCCGGCTGAACGGCGGCGGACTGAGCGTCCCGGATGCGGACCGCAAAGGCGTGCACGCGCACCTCGCGGCGCACTACAAGGACGCGGGAATGAAGGCTCCCGACCTCAAGGCCGCGGGCGAGATCGGCCCCGAGGACTACTTCGGCGGCAAAGTCGACGGCGGCAGTATCGCCGAATTCGTGCCCAGCACGGTCGATCTGAAGGCCGGAACCATCGATTGCGTCTGGTATGGCGGCCAATGGGTCTCCCGGCGCGATCCGGACACGGGCGATCCCTGCATGCTGTGGCTCGACATGGCCGGCGCCAGGCTGGACCGCCTGAACGCGGGCGCTCCGGTCTTCGATACGCATTTCACCGGGGACGATTTCAAGTCCGCCATGGCGGGCAAGACCGGGACGAAAGCTCAGGTCGGCGTGGTCCGCAAGGCGCAGGCCCAAGGGACCAAGGGCACGGCGACGCTGCAGTTCGATCTGGGCGATCCGGACGCCGCCCAGTTGTTCCGGAAGGTTTCCGCCGGCATCGTCCAGAATCTGAGTTTCGGCGCCTGGATCTACGACCGGGAGAAGCTGAGCGCGGGCAATCCGCTGCCGGAAGGGGCGCCGCAGTATTCCAATCCGAATGAAATGGGGATGTTCGCGGCTACCGATTGGGAGCCGTTCGAAATCTCCCCGTGCCCGGTGCCGGCCGATTTCAGCACGGCGTTTTTGTCCGCCAGCGGCGGAACAATCGGGAGCGCAACAAGCGCTTCCAAATCAGTGGAGGAGCACAACATGGAAGAACAGCAGCTCGCCGCAGCGCGCGACGAGGCAGTTAAGGCGGAGCGGCAGCGCGTAAGTGACATTCGCGCCATGGCGGCTCCTTTCAAGGCCCTGGACGAGACCTTCGTCGCCAAACTCATCGGCGACGGGATCTCCGCCGACGAGGCCCGCAAGAGCATCATGACGCAACTGGCGGTCAAAGGGGAGCAGGACGCCAAGGGCGAAGACTTCCGCATCACCGGCGAGGCCGTGATCACCCGCGAAGCCGGCGAAACCCGCCTGGCGCAGATGCAGTCCGCCCTGCTCCTGCGGCACGACCCGAAATTCGGCATGGCCAAGAGGCTGAACTCCAGCGGCGAGCCCACCGGGGAATATCTGGACGGGCGCGGACCGGACTATCAGCGGCGGCTGGAGGAGCAGGGGCGCAATTACCGCGGCTTCTCGCTGCTCGAGATGGCTCGCGAATCGCTCCAACTGCGCGGCATCAATCCCCGCGGCATGAGCAAAATGGAACTCGCCCAGCGCGCCCTCTCCGAGGGCCGCATCCAGTCGGAATCCTTCTCCGGCGGCGCGGAATCGACCACCGACTTCCCCAGCATTCTGGCCAACGTTGCCAACAAGACGCTGCGGCAAGCCTATGAGGCCTGGCCGCGCAGCTTCCAGCCGCTCGCCAAGCAGGTCACGGCGGCCGACTTCAAGCCCATCAATCGCGTGCAGTTGAGCGACGCCTCGGCGTTGCAGAAGCTGAACCAGAAGGGCGAATACCACCGGGCGAATCTCACCGATTCGAACCAGAACTATTCGCTCGCCACCTACGGCGAGATAGTGGCCATCACCCGCAAGGTCATCATCAACGACGACCTGCAGGCGTTCACCCGCGTCCCGGCGATCCTGGGCGTGGCCGCCGCGCGCCTCGAGTCCGACACCGTTTGGGCCGTCATCACCGGCAACCAGGTGATGCAGGTGGATAACGTGGCGATGTTCAATTCCGCCCACAACAACGTCCTGACCGGATCCAGCAGCAGCATCATCACCAACGCGCTTGGCGCGCTGGCCGCCGCCCGCAAGCAGCTCCGGCTGCAGAGCGGTCCTCAAGGGACCCCCTTGAATCTGGTCCCGCGATTCCTCTGCGGCCCGGCGGCTCTCGAAACCTACCTGCTGCAAGCCGTCTACCCGATCGATATCGCGTCTTCGGATCTGACCAAGGTGGTCCCGAGCTGGGTGCGCAGCATGATCCCGGTCATCGAACCCCGTCTGGATGCCGCGAGCGGCACGGCCTGGTACGCGGTGGCCGATCCGGCCCAGATCGACGGTCTGGAGTACTGCTACCTGGAAGGCCAGGAAGGCGTCTACATCGAAACCCGCCAGGGCTTCGACGTCGACGGCGTCGAGATCAAGGCCCGTTTGGACTTCGCGGCCGCCGCGATCGATTACCGCGGCTGGCAGCAAAACGCGGGGGCGTAAAACCCGGAAATCAAGGACGAGGCGGCCCAGCCCTAAACAAGAGGGCCCGCCTTTCCCCGAACAAGGAGACAAGGCAATATGCAGAATTTTGTGCATCGTGGGGAAACCCTCGACTTTCTGGCCCCGTATAACGTCAACGGCGGGGGCGGCTTCAAGGTCGGCAACATCTTCGCCGTCGCGGTGGAGACGGTTCTGTCCGGCGCGGCTCTGGCCGGCATGGTCCAGGGCGTGTTCGACCTGGCCAAGGACACCAGCACCTTCAACGAGGGCGACAAGGTGTATTGGAACGACGCCCTGGGGCAGTGCACGTCCTCGCGCACGACCGCGGCCGGCGTGGCCAATCTGGAAATCGGCTATGCTTCACTTACCAATCCCAGCGGCACCAACGCGCTGGGCGGTGGCTCGGGAGACGCCACGGTCCGCGTGCGTCTGACGCCGACGTCGTTCGCGCTGATCGGCTCCAGCGACATCGATCCGGGCCTGCTCCAAAAGGCGACCGTGGCCCTCTCCGCGGCGAACATTCTGGCCATGAATGGAACGCCGGTTCCCATTCTGCCGGCGCCGGCCGCGGGCCAAGTCCTGGTGATCGACCAGATCGTCGTGCAGTTTAAGGCCGGCAGCACTCAGTTCGCCAGTGGCGGCGCCGTGACGTTTCAGTATCACGGGACCTCCGTCAATCCTCACGCGGGCAACGTCCCCGCCGCGACCATTAACAGCGCCAGCTCCTCCAACAACGTGCTCGCGCCTCCGAGCGCCGTGATCCAGCCGCCTACGGCTACCGGCCTGGAGATCACCAACGGGACCGGCGCCTTCACCACCGGCAACGGGACGGCGATTGTTACGGTCTACTATTCGATCCTCACCCTCGGCTAGTTTCTGAGCCATGCCCTGGACCGATAGCGTCGAGCGGGCGCACGCGCAGTTTCTCGCGACCTGGGGCATCCCGGCGATTCTTCTTTCTCCCGCCTCCCAACCTGGACACACCTTTTCCATCACCGGGGTCATCAAGAACCCCGGGATGGAGGAGGAGTTGCTTCCGGGCAGCGCGGCCGGCGTTTCAGCCGTGCGTTTATGGGTGGACTACAAAAACATCACGCCGCAGCCGCTGATGGGCGACCAGATCTCCATCGACGGCGTGAACTACGACGTCGGAAAGGTCGAGGTCGACATCGAAGGCGGCGCGGTCTTGAAGCTGAGGCGCAACGGATAATGCTCAACCCCGCGGTGATCGTCGACGCGGTGGTGGCCGCGCTTCAAACCATCGCCGATCTGGCCACCGCCATGAACGGCGATATCGAGCGGATCGCGGCCTTTCACGACCAGTACGGCCTGAACGTGCCCCTGGCGCTTGCGATTCACGAGCTGAAGGCTCCCGGGGTGCTGGTAGCCTGGGAAGGCACGCAGGCCGCGACCTTCAATGGCGCCGATATTCTGCGCCACCAGATCGGAATCTACGTCCGCCTGGCGAATCAAGCCGGGCGCGTGCCTCCGGCGGGCTACGACAGCATCTGGTGGACCATCACCAACGGCGGGGTCAATGGCGGGGCCCAAAACATCCGGCAAATCCAGATCATCCCGCCGACGCTCGAGATCATGGACACGCCCAGCGTGCAGAGGCACACGGATGCGGACGGTCTCGATTTTCTGATCGGGAGCTTTGTCATCCCGGAGATAGGCGACAACTGACATGGAAAACGTCTGGCTGAAGCATCCGCACGAGGCAGCGCCCGTAGAGGTGCACACCCAAGAGGAGCGGGTCAAGCTGATGGTCCAGGGCTATCAGCAGTGCGATCCGCCGGCGGCCGCGGGCCAGCAACCAGCCAAAAAGGCGGAGGAATAGTCCGTGGCGTCGAGAATTCAACAAAAGGTCCTCGCCTTGGGCAAGGCGAAGCAGACCAGCATTACCACGATCGCGTCCAGCTTCCTGACCTTCAAGCAGCTGAACGCGCAGATCGCCAGCCCGATGTTCACCACCGAGAACGACGCGCCGGAAATCGGAAAAGGTCACGAGTTCGCGACCGCCGTCTATCCCGTCTCCTTTGAAACCAGCGGGGACCTGGAAAAGTACGGCACCACGGAATTCGTGGTCTGGGCCTGGGCCTACGCGCTGGGCAACGTCGCGCAGACCGGTTCGGGGCCTTACGCCTACACGCTCACGCCCATCAATCCCGGCACGACCATCGAGCTGCCTTATCTGACCGTCGTGGAGCAGATGGCCGAAGGCGGCGGCAATTCCATCGACAACGCCTACATCGGCTGCGCGATAGAGGAGGTGATGAATGAGATCACCTACGGCGCCGGCCGCGCGACCCACAAATGCACCGTCAAGTGGGTGGGATCCGGAAAACTCACGAGCCCCTCGGGCGTCTCGGCGCCGGCGCTGACCACCGAGCACCACATGCTCTCCGGGTCGGCCGCGATCACCATCAACGGCGTGGATTACGTCGGCACCAAGAAGATCCTCAGCGTCAGCCTGGGCTGGAAAAACAACCTGCTGTTGAATACGGGCTTCTTCCCCGGCTCGGGCATCCAAAGCGGCGCCGCCATCCGCGGCCGGCTGGAAATCGGGGCACGCGTCCCGACGTTCTCCTTCCGGGCGCGGCTGCTGCAAGCCTCCGACGAATACACCAAGCTGGTCGCCCAGACCACCGGAACGGCCGTGGTCACCGTCCAGTACGACGCCAACGATTCGGTCACCTGGACCTGGCAGCAGATTTCCTACGGCGTCGTGGTGAACGGAGAAGCGGACGGGATCGTGGACGTCACGGTGACCATCATCCCGCAGTACCAGTCCAGCAACGGCGTCGTGACTGTGACCGCGAATTGCGCCATCACCGGCATCGGGCAATAGCGAACCAGTAAGCGGCGCTTACTGGTCCACAAAAGGGGAAAACTGAAT